TTGCATTTTCTGGTATTACAACTGGTGTTTCTGCTTACGAATCATATGGTGATGCTAATGATGATGCAGAGTACCCAGATCGTACAATTACAATTGTGACTCAACCACAAAATAACCTTGGAATATCTACTACTGCCAACACAACATTTACAGTTTCTGCAACAGTTGATCCTACCGCAGCACTTTCTTATCAGTGGCAGTCTGCTTCTAGTATTACTGGAACATATTCCAATCTATCTAATAATTTAATTTATAGTAACGTTACGAGTGCAACAGTTGGTATTGCATCAACAACAGTTACAGTTGATAGACCTAATAATAAGTACTTCAGAGTAGTTGTTTCTTCTACAGATGGTGCAACCAAGACATCTGATGCTGCATTGCTAACTTATGCATGATGAATAAACTATGATTTTTAATGAATTGAATGAAGATAATTTTCTTTTGTTTGCGATAAAAAATTATCAAAATCCTCAAGCAGTGACGAAAGAAGATTTTGAAAAAGATCTGAATCATTTTAAATATATAAAAAGATTATTAAAACGTTATAAAAAAAATGGAGATCTTAGAGTTCATTTATTATTAAATCATTTTATTATTTTATATAATGTGTTTGGAGAAGCTGTTACTCCAATGTTATTTTTTAAAATTGATAAAGAACTTTGGTCTCCTATGAAAACTTTTATTTGCTTTTTAAATAAACTTCCAACTTATCCAAAAACATACATACACGAGATACCTATAGATATAAATTGTCTGTCTGACCTCCAAAAAATATACAACAAAAATGGAAAAGATTGATACTACTATAAATCTTATTAGAGAAATGATGATTGCTAATATGCCTGGATCTGGCGGTGGATTTGGTGGTTCTGATATTGAAAATCCTGGACCAGCAGCTGGAACTCATGCTTCTTTGGGTTTAGGAAAAAAAAAGAGTAATGGAAGATATGATGGCAGAAGTATTAAAAAAACATACAAGCAATGGATGAAGCATCTCAATCTACTTTAATATAAATAAATATAGAAAAAAACAAATAAAAAGATGGCCTGGTCTCAAAACGTAGGGACTACAAAATTAGCTGTTTTGGAAGAAAAATTGAACATGTACGAAGATCTCTCTAGAGAGATGTTGGCTAAATTAGAATCAGCTGTTGAAAAAATATCAGAAGGTAATAACCGAATAGCAACAATATTAGCCAAGCATGATGAAAGAATAGAGCAAAGCATAAAAACAGATGAATTAATTTTAAAAATGATAGAAGATGTGAAAGATATTAACTCTAAACAAAATTTAATTATTAATAAAAGAATAGAAGCATTGGAATTGAAAACAGCAGATCTTGATAAAACTAGATGGATGACTGTAGGAATTGCTATTTTCTCTACTCTTTTAGTAACAGTTTTTTCAAGTTTATTATCTGGTATTTTTGTTCCTAATGAAGTGCCATTGAGAAATAATTTTAATAATCATAATCATAGCTTAACAGAAAAAAATAAATAAAACTGTAATTGGATTAATTTTCCAGAAAATGAAGAAAAAGAAAAATGATTCTTTGTATTCTTGGATTAAATTAAATAATTCGGTAATAAAATTCACATCTATCATAACTTTTTTTTGTTTAGAGGAAATTTATTGACGAATATTTAAACTGATGGTATGATTGAAAAAATGTCTTACTAAGATGGATTTTATTGACATTAAATATATAAATATTATTTCTTCAAAACTTAGTAAATTTAAAAAAATTAAAAGCAATCTTTATAACTTCAGATGCCCAATTTGTGGAGATTCTCAAAGGAATAAAAATAAAGCAAGAGGATATCTATATCAAGTAAAAAATAATACAAATTTTAAGTGTCATAATTGTGGAATAAACATCTCTTTTAATAATTTTTTAAAAACCTTTGATGTTGTAGAGTATAAAAAATATATTTTTGAAAAATTTAAAGATGGTCACACTGGAAAAAATTTTTCGGGGGAAAATCCTAAGTTTGATTTTAAAGTACCAGAATTTAAAATTAAGTTAGATTTGCCTCTAGCTTCTGAAAATAAAATATCTAAAATATATCTTGAAAATAGAAAATTAAATCCAGATAAATTCTATTATGCGGATAATTTTAAATCCTGGACAAATTCTTTAAAAAAAGTTTTTCAAGACGACAGTAAAGATGAACCCAGGATTATTATTCCTTTGTTCTATCAAAACACTCTTGTTGGATTTCAAGGCAGAGCACTTGGATCAAACAAGATTAAATACATCACAATAATGCTTAACGATGATGCGCCAAAAATCTATGGACTCGATGAAGTTCAAAAAGACAAAACTGTATATGTCACCGAAGGACCATTTGACTCAACCTTCATTTGCAATGCGATTGCTATGTGTGGAGCTGATGGTGATGTTAGTAAGTGGGGTATTAATGACCCTATTTGGATATATGATAACGAACCACGCAATACAGAAATTGTATCAAGAATTTCCCGTGCTATCGAAATGGGACAAAAAGTTGTCATCTGGCCTTCATCAATAAAAGAAAAGGACATTAATGATATGGTTTTGTCTGGACTCAATGTTCAGAACGTGATAGAATCTAATGTATATTCTGGATTAGAAGCAAAACTTAAATTTACTACCTGGAAAAAAGTATGAGTAATGGTACAAAAGTAATCAAGAGAAATGGATTGATCGAGTCTCTTGATCTTGATAAAATGCATATTATGGTTGAGGAAGCATGTAAAGGAATTAAAGGTGTTTCTGCTAGTCAAGTAGAAATGAAATCTGGCATACAATTTTATGACGGAATTTCTACAGAAAAAATTCAAGAAATATTGATAAGGAGCGCTTCAGATTTAATAGATTTGGAACATCCAAATTACCAATATGTTGCTGCTAGACTTCTTTTATTTTCTGTAAGGAAACAATTATATGGAAAATTAAAAGAATTGCCGAGTTTAGAAAGTCACATTTGCAAATGTATTGATGTTGGTGTATATGAACATGATATTTTTAACAAATATTCAAAGGAAGAAATTGAACGTTTAAATTCTTATATTGATCATGATAGAGACTATCTTTTCACATATGCTGGGCTTCGACAAGTAGTTGATAAGTATCTCGTACAAGATAGAAGTACGGGGGGTGTCTATGAGACTCCTCAGTTCATGTATATGATGATTGCTCTGACTATTTTTGCAGAGTATCCAAAGGAAACTAGAATGTCATACGTTAAGAGGTATTATGACGCAATCTCAAGACACAAAATCAACATTCCTACACCGATCATGGCAGGTGTTAGAACCCCACTTCGTCAATTTGCAAGTTGTGTTCTTGTTGATGTTGATGACACCCTTGATAGCATCTTCAGCTCTGATATGGCAATTGGTCGGTATGTTGCTCAAAGAGCAGGAATTGGTATCAATGCAGGTCGAATCAGGGGTATCAACTCTAAAATCAGAGGTGGAGAAGTTCAGCATACAGGCGTTGTCCCTTTCCTCAAGAAGTTTGAAGCAACTGTCCGATGCTGTACTCAAAATGGCATCAGAGGTGGATCAGCGACTGTCCATTTTCCAATCTGGCACCAAGAAATAGAGGATATTTTAGTTCTTAAAAACAACAAAGGTACGGAGGACAATCGTGTTAGAAAACTTGATTACAGTATCCAAATCAGCAAACTTTTCTATGAAAGATTTATTCAAGACGGTGAAGTTACGCTTTTCTCCCCGCATGATGTACCTGGACTTTATGATTCTTTCGGGACAGACAAGTTTGACGATTTATACGTTCAATATGAAAACGATTCGTCCATTCCGTCGAAAACTATTAAAGCACAGGAACTCATCCTTAGCCTTCTTAAAGAAAGGGCTGAGACGGGTCGTATCTATATCATGAACATTGATCATTGCAACTCTCATTCATCCTTTAAAGATAAAGTTGAGATGAGTAATCTTTGTCAAGAAATTACTTTGCCAACTTATCCGATTCAGCATATTGATGGTGAGGGTGAGATTGCACTTTGCATTCTTTCTGCGATTAATGTAGGTAAAGTAAAATCTGATGAAGAACTTGAGGAACTCTGTGATCTTTCTGTTCGTGGTTTGGATGAACTGATCGACTATCAAAAATACCCCGTAGTGGCAGCTGAAATCGCCACCAAGGCACGTCGTTCTCTTGGTGTAGGGTTTATTGGGTTAGCTCACTATTTGGCAAAACTTGGATTTAATTATGATTCTCAAGAAGCTTGGGATGCTGTTCATGGTCTGTCCGAATCATTTCAATATTACCTTTTGAAAGCATCCAATCAACTTGCAAAAGAAAAAGGACCTTGCGAATACTTTGGTAGAACTAAATATGCTGATGGAATTCTTCCTATTGATACATACAAGAAAGATGTAGATGAAATTTCTTCCATTGGGTTAGAACATGATTGGGAAACACTTAGAGCATCTATCCTGGAATACGGTCTTAGGCACTCAACACTGTCCGCACAGATGCCATCGGAGAGCAGTTCCGTTGTGTCAAACGCAACCAATGGAATCGAGCCACCTAGAGACTACTTGTCCGTTAAGAAATCAAAGAAGGGACCACTCAAGCAAATTGTTCCCCAATATCAAACTCTTAAAAACAATTATACTCTTTTGTGGGATATGCCTAGCAATCGTGGTTACATCAATGTTGTTGCTATGATGCAAAAGTTCTTCGACCAAGCTATTTCTGGAAATTGGTCCTATAACCCAGAAAATTATCCAGATAATGAAGTTCCAGTCTCTGTAATGGCAAACGACTTTTTGACTACATACAAATATGGGTGGAAAACTTCTTACTATCAAAATACTTACGATATTAAAACTGATGAAATAGTAGAAGAAAAATTAAATCTTCAATTACTCGTACAAGAACTTTCAGACTCTGATGAAGATTGTGAAAGTTGTAAAATCTAATTTTCATAACATTCTAAATTATTAAATACTAGTGTGTTGTGATGGTTAAAAACATTACAAACAAGGGAGAAATACTCATGAATTTTAAGTTCCTAGATTCAAAAAAACAAACAGAAGTTAAAGGGATGACAGTTTTTAATACTGATCAAACTAACATTAAAAAACAACCAATGTTTTTTGGAAAACCACTAGGAATTCAAAGATATGATACTTATAAATATCCAATTTTTGACAAATTAACCCAGCAGCAATTGAGTTATTTCTGGAGACCAGAAGAGGTTTCCCTTCAGAAGGACCGCGGTGATTATCAAACATTGCGTCCAGAACAAAAACACATCTTTACTTCCAATTTAAAATATCAAATTATGCTTGATTCAATTCAAGGTCGTGGTCCTGGTATGGCATTTATTCCATATTGTTCATTGCCCGAATTGGAAGCATGTATGGAAGTATGGGCATTTATGGAAATGATTCATAGTCGTTCATACACTTATATCATCAAAAACATTTATTCAGATCCATCTGAAGTATTTGATACTATAATTAATGATGAAAGAATTCTAGAACGTGCTAAGAGCGTTACAGAATCATATGATGACTTTATACAATCAGCACATTATTATGACGCATCTAATGCTTGGATGCATAATCTTGAAAAAGTCACATACGCAAAAGAATCACTTAACAATGTCAAAAGAAAATTATACAGAGCAATTGCAAATGTTAATGTTCTTGAAGGTATTCGCTTTTACGTTAGTTTTGCTTGTAGTTTCGCCTTTGGCGAACTTAAGCTTATGGAAGGATCAGCTAAGATTATCTCTCTTATCGCAAGAGATGAAAATCAACATTTAGCACTTACTCAGAATATTCTGAATAAGTGGAGGGATGGAGATGATTTGGAAATGAAGCAAATTATGAAAGAAGAAGAAGAATGGACATATGCTATGTTTAATCGTGCCGTAAATGAAGAAAAGCAATGGGCAGATTATCTGTTCAAAGATGGCAGCATGATTGGGCTTAATGATAAACTTCTTCAACAATACGTTGAGTGGATTGCTAATAGGAGGTTAAAGGCGATCGGATTAAAACCACAATACGACATTTCAGCAAATAATAATCCACTTCCTTGGACTCAACACTGGATTTCCTCTAAAGGACTTCAAGTGGCACCTCAGGAAGTCGAGGCCGAACAATATTTAATTGGTGGAATCAAACAAGATGTGAAAAAGGACACATTTAGTGGTTTTAAATTGTAATATTCCGACAAATACACAATCAGTTTTATAGATAAAGGAGGTAACCCCTCCTTTTTTTATGTCAAAAAATCAAATAACAAGAGAAGAATTTAAAGTTCGTGTTCTGAAGTTAAAGCATCAACTTTCTCAGGAGCACATAAGACCTGAAATGGATATGAAAGGACTTGCACATAAATATCTAAATCAAATTCTTGATATGCTTGATGAGTACAGATATTGACTATGAGAACCCTTGGTTTTATAATGGAAATCCATTTACGAGTAATGATATAGGAGACAACTTTGGATTTGTTTATTTGATAGAAAATAAATTAAACGGTCGGAAATACATAGGTAGAAAATATCTATGGCAATTTAGAACTCCGAAAGGTAAAAGTCGTAAAGTTAAAGCAGAATCAGATTGGAAAAAATACTATGGGTCTTGTCCAGAACTTAAAGAAGACATTGAAAAATTTGGCAGAGAAAATTTTAGTCGAACTATCTTATCATTACATAAAACAAAGGGCAAAACAAACTATGAAGAGACCAGACAACTCTTCGTTAATAATGTCCTCACAGAGTCCCTTGACAAAGGAGTCCCAGCATTCTATAATTCAAACGTCATGTCCCGATATTTCAGAAAAGATTACTATGACAGCAACGACTGAAGACATTGTAGCGCATGTGAGATCGTGGTCTATAGATCGTGCCGCAGACAAAAGTATTTCAAAAGCAGATTCCCGTGCTATTCTTTCAGAGTTTTATGAATGGATTGATCCAGAGGATGATGAACTTGAAATCGTTTCTCTGGAACCAGAGGATTGACAAGTCCTAAATAATCACTTATAATGTTTAAGCAATCCTTAAAAAGATTGCTTTTTTATTATGAGATTTTGAGTGCGATTTAGAGCCCAGGAGATTGCCCCTTGAGAAAGGGGAAGTGCGCTCTCTCTATTGGGATGTAGAGTTCAATCAATTTTAATGCTTTTTAAAACACTTTCAATTCTTGCCGTTGCTATTTCAGGATTGGCACCCCTTCAGGCAAAGGCAGCGAGCGGATGTTCCCTCGCATCACATTATGGAATCGGTGATGGATATCATGGGCAGACAACTGCAAACGGCGAAAGATACAATGCTTACGGAAAATCAGTAGCACATCGATGGTTACCATTTGGTACTAAACTAAGAGTGACAAATCAACGAAATGGTAAATCAGTAATTGTGCGTGTAAATGATCGAGGACCTTATGTAGGTGGGCGAGACCTTGACCTGTCTTATGGTGCGTTCTCTTCTATTGCTCCCCCTGGGCAAGGAGTCGCTAACATCTGCTATGCAATTTTATAGTATTTGATAAATATTGGGGAGTGCTGCAGAACTCCCCTTTATGTTTAACTTTCACTTTGGAAACAAAAAACCAGACATAAAACAGTACGCAATTATAGCAATTGTATTATCATCTATTATTGCAGCACTTTCACAATGCAGTGGAATTCATGAAAACAATCTTTGGGACATACTTGACGAAGTTCAAAGAAAGTATTTCCCACAAACTACTATTAATGAATTTATACTTAAAGATCCTAAGAAACTGAATCGTAGAATTCAAAGGGATGTTGATAAAGCAATCAATGATGTAACACCAGAGTATGATCGGATTATTTCCGATTATGACCGAAAATATAAACAAAGATATGTGGAGGAACAAAATGATGAGACTGTGTGCTATACTGATGAATGTAAGTCATTAGCACCCCCTATGAGAATTTGTGCTCCTTGGATTGATAACTGCTCTAAAAGTTACTGATTATATTGACTTTTTTATTTTCTTATAGTATATTAGCTTTATTAAAAATTATTTTATAAATGTATTTTCATCAGGTAAATTTAAATTCATTTTTAATCGATGAGTATAAAAAAATAATTAAAATTGCTATTTCTGACACTAATCCAGATCTTTCCGATATAAAAAGCACTCAGCATGGATTTCAATATAATCTTTTTAATAAAAAAAATTTAGAAATAATAAATCCGATTATTTTAAATGTCTCAAACCAAATTTGTAGCACTTTGAATATTTTTAATTTAAATATCAGTAGTGCATGGACTGTTCTGGGAGAAAAAGGTACATATCATACACTTCATAGACATAATCTAAATGACGATATTTCTACAGTTTTATATTTGGAAGTTCCAAATATAAAATTTCCAGATGCTGATGGATGTTTTTATTTCTTTAATGGAGAAGAAGTTCAAGAAATTATACCAAAAAAAGGAGATTTGCTAATATTTCCTGCCACTTTATTTCATGGATCTTATCCTCAAGGAGAAGGACTAAGACAAACTTTAAATTTAGATTTCTCAAGAAATTAAAAAAAACTTACTATATACATAACATATTTCATTTTTGGAGAAGAATATGAACGAAACTTCACAAGAACTTCTAAATGCTGTTGAAGCATGGAAAGCGGAGGATGAAAAGTTTTCTGCAGGAAACAATGCTGCAGGTACTCGTGCTCGTAAAGCACTTCAAGAAATTGCTAAACTGGTTAAGGCACGTAGGTCGGAAATCACTGAAGAAAAGAATGCTCGTAAGGAAGTGAAAGGGTCTTGACATGCGGCAGACTAGGCCTTATAGTAGTTTCATGGGTGGAAGAGGTCCAAACTTTTACGATCTCTTCCCTTATTACTTTCTCTAAAAAAATTTAGAGAAATTCTAATGGGCTAGTAACTCAGTGGAATAGAGTAACGCTCTTCTAAAGCGTGAGTCGTTGGTTCGAATCCAACCTAGCCCGCTAACAAACTAAATTTAG